GTAGAGCAGGTATTAATTACTACCAAGATATAAATAATACAGATTCACAAGGTATGGGAGCTACAGAAATGGGATCAGGAGTTGGATTATATACAACAGCCTTTAACCTATTAGCTAATAGAGATGATTATAGATATAACATTATAACAGCTCCAGGATTAGTTTATACAAATGCTAATCATGCTACTCCATTAAATTCAATGATTTCAAATACTCAAGGAAGAGGAGATGCAATCGCAATTATGGATTTAGAAAATTATGGTTCAACAATTACAGCAGCTACAGGAACTGCAGCGTCAGTTGATAATTCATATGTAGCAAGTTACTGGCCATGGTTACAATTAGCAGACCCAGATTCAAGACAGTTAGTATGGGCAGTACCATCAGCGTTAATACCTGGTGTTTACGCGTTTAATGACAAATCAGCTGAAGCTTGGTTCGCACCCGCTGGAATTAATAGAGGTGGTTTAAGTACAGTAACTCAAGCAGAAAGAAAATTAACTCAAACTAATAGAGATGATTTATATACTGGTAAAGTAAATCCAATTGCAACATTCCCAGGAAGAGGAGTTGTAGTATTTGGACAGAAAACTTTACAAGCATCAGCAAGTGCATTAGATAGAGTAAATGTTAGAAGATTATTAATTGAACTTAAATCTTATATTTCACAAATTGCTGATAATTTAGTATTTGAACAAAATACAGCAGCAACAAGAAATAATTTCTTAGGACAAGTAAATCCATATTTAGAGTCAGTACAACAAAGACAAGGATTATACGCGTTTAAAGTTGTAATGGATGCTTCAAATAATGGACCAGATGTTGTTGATAGAAATCAAATGGTAGGTGCAATATATTTACAGCCAACTAAAACAGCTGAATTTATATACCTAGACTTTAACATTTTACCAACAGGAGCAACGTTCCCAGCATAAAAAATAAAAGATATAATATTTATAATAAAACAAAAATAAAACAATAATAAAATGGCAGTATTAAACCCAAACGAAATATTTTTCACAGCCTTTGAACCAAAAGTTGCTAATAGATTTATTATGTACGTAGATGGAATCCCAGCTTACATCATTAAGGGTGTTAGTGGAATGGGTTTTGCACAAGATGAAATCGTACTAAATCACATTAATACTTATAGAAAAGTAAAAGGAAAATTAAGATGGAATGATTTAACAATGCAATTATTTGATCCAATTACTCCTTCAGGAGCGCAAGCTGTAATGGAGTGGACAAGATTACACCATGAATCAGTAACTGGTAGAGATGGATATTCTGATTTCTATAAAAAAGATTTAACAATTGATGTATTAGGACCAGTAGGTGATGTAGTATCAGAATGGATCATAAAAGGTGCGTTTATTAAAGATGCTTCATTTAGTGATATGAATTGGGATGACGATGGAACAGCAAATACTATCGACATGACAATCGGAATGGATTACTGCGTATTAAATTTCTAATAAAGAAATTAAATATATTAAAGAATAGCTTGGCTTCGGTCAAGCTTTTTTTTATGTTTAATATGTATACACAACATAAAGTTATAACTAAATAAAAGATATGGAAGAAAATTTTAAATTTCCTACAGAAACTGTAGAATTACCCTCATTAGGATTAATTTATCCTAAAGATAATCCACTTAGTAGTGGAAAAATCGAAATGAAATATATGACCGCTAAGGAAGAAGATATTTTAACTAACCAAAATTATATTAAAGACGGAACAGTATTAGATAAACTAATAAAATCACTAATTGTTAGCAAAGATGTTAATTATGATGAATTAGTTGTTGGTGATAAAAATGCTGTACTAGTAGCAGCTAGAATTTTAGGTTATGGTGCTGATTATACTTTTAAATATAATGGTAAAGAAGAAACTGTTGATTTATCTACATTAGAAACAACATATCTAAATGAAGATTTTTTAAAAGAAAAACATGTAAATAAATTTAGCTTTACATGCCCAGCAAGTAAATCAGAAATTGAGTTTAAATTACTTTGTGGTAAGGATGATCAGAAAATTAAATCTGAAATTAAAGGATTACAAAAAATAAATAAAAATTCTAATCCAGAAATGTCTACACGTTTAAAATATATGATAGTATCAGTAGATGGAAAAACAGATAGTAAAGACATTAGGAATTTTGTTGATAATTATTTTTTAGCAAGAGATTCAAGAGCATTAAGAGAATATATTAAGTCATTTCAACCTGACATTAATATGACGTTTAATTTAGAGAGTAGCGACGGCATAGTAGAGGAAGTAACTCTACCTATGACCGTCACGTTTTTTTGGCCTGACTCTAACCTATAGACAATCATTATTTAAACAAATTCATGAAATAGTTTATCATGGAGGAGGTGGATATGATTGGCATACAGTATTTAATATGCCTATTTGGTTAAGAAGATTTACTTACCAACAAATAGCAGAGTATAAACAACAAGAAAGTGATGCAATTAAAAAAGCATCTGGTAATCAAAAAGGGACAAATATTGATTTAAATAACCCTACTAAATCAGTTCCTAGACGACCTATAACCCCTAATAATTATATGAAGAGAGCATCTAAAAAATGATGCTCTCCGATATTTATAACAAAATTACATCTAGCTAAAAATGGCTTTAAACAAAAGAGATCTTAAAGAAGCAGAAAAAATTGTTAAAAGGATAAATGACCTTTATAAACAAATGGGAGAGGACACAAAATTTCCTATGCCTGATGCTAGTTCTACCTTACAAGATTTTATTGCAATTCAAAAAGTATTAAAAGAAACAGAAGCATTACAAAAAAGTATTGCAGCTGAAGCTGAAAGAGAAGCAAAAGCTAAAGAAGAATCTGCAAAAGCCCAAAGAGATTTAGAAGAAGAAGCTAAAGAATTATTTGGAGCTATTGCTGCTACAGTTGATGAGATGAATGACTTTAGGAGTGGTCAACAGATGGCAGTTAAATCAGCTAAAAATTTACAAGGTGTTTCAAAAGACTTTTTAGATATTCAACAAGGCATAACAGAGGCTTCAACTGAAGATTTAGAAAAACTAGCTTTAAAAGCAGCTAGAGAAAAAGAAAATTTAATAACTGCACAAACTTTATTAAAAAATAAGAAAGAAGCTGAAGGATTATCAAATCAAGAATTAGCAACACTAAATAATATTAATAATGGTTTATTAAATTCAGATGGTTTACATGCTCAAATTCTTGAAAAAATAAAAGAGCAAGCAGAAGAATCTGCAAAGGTTGATAAACAGATGGGTAATCTAGGGGCTGGTGTTGAAGCTGTAAAAGGTGGTTTAGATAAGATAGGAATGGGAGCCTTAGGTAAAGCTATGGGTCTTGATGATGCTTTGAAAAAAACAAGAGAACAGGTTGAAGCAGGAGAAGCTGGAACTAGTCAACTTAGTGCTCAAGCTGCATTAGCTAAAAATGTAGGTAAAAATCTTGCAAAAGCTTTTGGTCCATTAGCTATTGCTTTAGCAGCATTAGGTCAATTAATAAAAGCCTTTAAAGCAGTTGATAAATCATCCGGAGAAATAGCTAAATCTCAAGGAATTTCAGTTAAAGAAGCAAAAGCACAAGTAGCTTTAGCTAATGAACAAGCATTAGCTAGTGGTGATGTATTAGTTAACACACAAGATCTTGTAGATGCTCAACGAACGTTGAATGCTATAATGGGCACAAGTATGCAGTTTCCAAAAGAGATGGCTATTGATGTTAACACAATGGCAGAAAAATTAGGCCTATCAGGTGAAGCCCAAGCTTTCTTTGCTAAAGAAACATTAAAAGGTAAAGGTGCAATTACAGCTCAACTTCAAGATATTTCTGATATCACTATGCAGTTAAATGAGCAGAGTGGTGTAACTATGAATATTAAAGATATTCAAGAAGGGGTAGCAAAAGCATCAGCAACACAACGATTAGCTGCAGCTGGAAATACTAAAGAATTAGCAAATCAAGTTTATCAATCTAAATTATTAGGTTTAGAAGCAGCAGACTTGGAAGGAGTACAAAATAGTTTATTAGATTTTGAACAATCTATAGCAGCTGAAATGGAAGCTGAGTTAATGACTGGTAAACAATTAAACTTAGAAGGTGCTAGAGCAGCAGCATTAAGAGGAGATCAAGCAGCATTAGCAGCTGAAATGAGAAAAGAAATAGGAACTATTGCTGAATTTGAAGGAATGAATGTTCTCCAAAGAGAAGCTTTAGCTAAAGCATTTGGTGTAAATGTAGAACAAATGACTAAGATGTTAGAGCAACAAAAAATATTAGAACAGCTCCAAGGATCTCAATTTAAATCCCAATCAGAAGCACAAAAAGCTTACAATGCAAGAGTCCAGGAAGGAATGAGTCATGAACAAGCACTTGCTGACATGAAGTTAAGTGGTATTGATGATACTTTTGCAGCTCAATTAAAATCAGCTTCTCAAGCAGATAGAATGAATGCTTTAACTGAAAGATTAGCTGATTTATTTATAGGAATAGCAGAACCTCTTATGACCGTATTAGATCCATTATTAGTAGTTTTAACTGAAATTGTAAATCTTGTTAGTTATGTATTAGCACCAGCTTTTGGATTAATAAAAGATACAGTAACTGGAATACAAGCTATATTTTCAGGTAATGTAGAACAGTTAACTACTATGCAAAATATTTTAGGATCAATAGCAACTGTAGCAGGTACGTTTTTTGCTACCTTTAAGGGTATTAAGGCTGTTCAAACAGGTATTAATGCTTTATCAACAGCATACACAGCTATACAAAAGAAAGGTTTAGCGCTTACTATCAGAGAAAAAGCAGTAGGTTTTGCCAAATCAGCAGCTGATGTTATAGGGGGTGCTTGGAAATCATTAGGTACCATTCCTGTTATTGGTGCTGGTTTAGCAGCAGCAGCTGCTATAGCAGGAATTTTATTCTTAAATAATAAAGCTAAAAAGAAATCAGCAGGTGATGTTAGTATTGATCCAAAAGGAGGACCAATTGTTTCTTCTCCACAAGAAGGTACTATATTTCAAGGTACTAGAAATGATGGTGTATCAATGGGACCTGGAGAAGGATTAACTGCACGTTCTAGAGCTGGAGGAGGTTCAATGGAAGAAACAAATAAACTATTAAGAGAACTTATATCAGCAGTAAACAGTGGAGGAGATGTATTCTTAGATGGAAATAAAGTAGGACAATCACTAGTATTAGCAACCTCTAATATGGGGAATTAAAATATTAATATTTATAATAAATTAACATAAAACAATAAAATCATGGCAGAATCAATTAAAAACATGTTTGATGCAAACGGTTCACCTTTAGCGGTACCAGTATCACCAGCAGATGGTGTTACTCCAGATGCAGTTAGTATACAAGGTAATTCATTACTTCATAATCAATATTCAAATATTGGTGATCCTAACTTAACTGAACCAGCTTATAATAATATAGGTGTAGCAGTTACAGGTTATTCATTACCTTCAACATCACAGTTAGGTCAAACAGCAAATGTATACCAAGGAGAAACTAATAGGTATAAAAATAACGCTCCAGAGAATAGATCATTTTAAATAAAATAAAATGCCTTTAATAACCTCTACTACAAACTTAAATAAATTAAAGTTTGGGATAGGTAATGCTGGTGACAGGTTTGACAACGGAAGTAGTAATCAACCCTACATTAGAAAAGATATCCCGGGCGTTGATGTGGATAATCCTAATCCAACTCCTATTGCTCAAGTAGATGATAGTGGAAATATTATATATGGTGATTTAGAACCTTCAAGTTTAGATATATTATTTAGGGGTGGTCTTAATGCTCCTAGAGATGCAGCTACAGACGTAAGTAGACTATCTCAAATGTTATTTGATACTAAGTCTCCAAATGGTCTAATCTTTACAGCTAATCAACAACTTTTATCTCGTACATCA